CACCACCGCCTCCCCCGCCGAGGCCGCCCATTAGCGCACCCATCGGGCCAGCAAGTGCGCCAGTAGCAACGCCCGCAAGCCCGCCAAGAACGGTTCCCATTGGGTCGGTGCGTTGGGTCATCTGAGTTCCGTATATGCTTGCCTGAGTGCTGTAGACATTAGTAGCAAACCCAGCACCAGCGGCCATCGCATTGGGATTCTGGCCAATTCCAGCCTGTAGTTGTTGGGCCATGAACGGAGCCGCCCCTTGTTGCGCTCCCGCCACCTGACCAAGCTGACCCGTCTGAGGCATACCCATATAAGACCTAGCCATATTCATACGCTGACCAAGCAACTGTCTGCCCATATTGTACTGAGCCAATGTCTCCTGAATCGCTGGGGCCGTTCCGATCATTGATGCACCACGGGCAGTGGCCGATCTACGGAATGCTTGCTCTGCAAAACGAACCTCCTCGTCCGACAACTGCGTACCTTTCTCCAACTCAGCCAATGTAATTTCGGCTAATCGTTTTCTAACTTTCGTACCAGTTGGGTCGGACTGCTCAATGCGCTTGAGAGATTCATCTAGGAAATCAGCACCGTACTTCTTTTGGATGTCCAAGGCTACCTGAGCCATAGTATCCGCACTTCTCTTCTGCCCCTCTAAAAGTGTTACTTGCTGGTCTAAATCGCCAATGCCAGTAAAGTCGAAATCTACAACCTCATCACCTATGGTCGCAGACCCCTTCGTGCCAGCCCTTGACGCAGCCTCAATCTGCTTTCTAGCTGGTAATGTCGTTACATCTGCAAGGATGCCCGCTTTAGTGGAGGCAGCATAGTCTGGTATGTTTGGGGGCGGTGGAGTTCCTTTGCATATGGCATCGGCAGCAGCCCAAAATCTCTTCCGGTAGGACTCAGTTATCTGTTTGGCTAGTTCAAGACAGTGTTGGTACATTATTACTCTCCCATTCTTTCATCGCACTATCATACATTTCCATCAGGTCGCTTCGCCCTAACTTCACCATGTTTTCAACGCTAACGAACTCGCCGTACAGGTCTGCATTATAGTCAGTTATATATGTTTCTGCAATCTCAGGGGCATAATCTGTGATAAAGACAAATGCCTTCCCCAGCCCAATCCCGTCAATGTCATACGCGCCACCGATGTAAACACCAGACAAAATAGGCTTTTCCATAAGGATGTTAGCAGTAGGAACCTTGTCCTGATACTTTCTCCCCCTAACTACTTGTCCGGTTAAGCGCATAATAATTTCTCAAATACCTTGCTTTTCAATTTCTTCTTACGTCCATGCCTAAAGGCAAACAATTTAAGGTTTCGCCAGTTGGGAACCCTCTTTTCAAGTTCATCGACACAAGACGCCATCGCTTTCTTTGAAACGCATACGAGGTCTGACACGTAGAAAGAGTCGCCTCCCCTGTCGAAGGGTTCCCAATGCCTATCCAATCTATCTTCATCGCACTGGAATCCCACTGCCACCCCGACCAGTACGCCAGCATCTTCGACGAGACAGAGACTTCCATTGTTGTGGTGGAACCTAAAGTAAATTTCCAAGATATTTCTCGGCCATCCACTGAAACACAGCCCTCTGGTGTCATTCCTCCGACAGAAATCAATGACATCACAAATTCTAAATCGTCGTGGTCTACCATCGTTCATTTTTCTAGGGGCATCGTGTTCATGTATGCACTTGCCTTTATGGAGCGCAGATGGAGTTTCCCGCTCTCTGATTTAACCTTAAACTTAATCTCACCGAACTCCCCCTGATTGGTAAGGTTATATGACTTTGAAAATATCCCAATTTCGGGCAGCGTGAAATCGAGGTCTACCGGAAGCGGAACGCCAGTTGAATCGTTGGATATATTGCTCGCAAGCATTGAATCTCTTAACTTATTGCCCTCATCTGTCGTGGCCAATAGATCGACACAATGACATCCCACCGTGCTGGTTTCGAGTTCAATCTCAATATGATTACCGAGCTTAGTTGACATATAATCACCGAACACATGACCCCTGCTCATCATCATGGACTCGTAGCTTACCCCGTTGTCCTGATAAGAGGCATCCGATTCAGAGGCTTCCTCTACAAAGTCCTGCCAAGTAAGAACATTACCTGAGCTATCCCCGAACACCATCTTGGGATTATCGCTAAAGCTGGACACACAGAACGCATTTGGAGTCCATCCTGTCCAGTACCCAGACCAAGAACGCGACACCGTGTTGTAAATGATTGTGTAATTGTTAGTTGTAGAACTATCCAGTGGCACGGAGAGCATATACTTGTTGTCCCAGAACGTAGCGCAACATTTACTGGCATACCCCCAATTTATTCTGCCTATAATATCATCTATCGGGATTGAAATTGGTTCGGATACGGAAGATTGTGCGCCCGCCAGAATTGTCCTAACTGTTCGGATTCCATCACGGGCAAGGAAGAAAACATCAGGCCCAGCTTGAGCGATAGTCCTATGCCCCACGCAGCCCACGGTGTTATCAATCCTGTGAACTTGCCAAGAGGCAGCGGAGGATTCAGCGGGGTTGGTGGATACCACATGAATGGATCGGGTCTTAAATACCAGAAGGTTAAAGTTATACCAGCTTACTATCCCCGTTATCGGATCGCCCTCTCCACCACCAACACGGAACTGAAAGGAGGAGGCCCAAGTGCCGCCATCAAGGAGGTCGCTCGCAGCTACTTCGTCATTGAAGTTTTCCGTGTTGGCGGCAAAGATGCGATTTGTGTGGGTAGCGATAAACTTGCATTTAGGGGGATCAGAGCTAGTGGTTCCCTCATCAGTTACAGCAGTCCCATTATAGGAATACACATTAACCGAGTTGTCTGTCATATAGACCTTATCAATAAGCTGGGCAAAGTTAACATCGTTGGCAGTTGCCGGTGTGTACCCAGATACGGAAGAGAAAGTTGAGCCAGTTGATTTGTACAGGACACCATTGGACACAGTAAGAAGTTGCTCGGTTGTCGGGGTGTCCATAAACGCAAGCCCGCGAATTGGATTGGTAAGAGTTGCCCCCACAATAACAGTTCCGCGCCGTGTAATAATAGCCCCGAACTTGTCAATATCCATGTTCTCGGATTCGGAGAATTGGGTGGCTGAGAGGAGATTTGCCCGCATATGGCTGACCTGACCACCGACGAAACTGCCAGTAAGGTCATAAGCCAACTGGTCGTCTAGTCCATCGTTATAGTGTACGGGCATTAGATAAAGCTGTTTGAATCCCAATGTCCCGCAATCTCAGGAATAACCCTAGTCTGGGATGCTGATTGGTGGTTCTCCAAGTCCTTGGCAATGTTTAAGTGATTCATGGCTTCCGTAAATTTAACCTGAGCCTTCTGGTACTGGCGCGTGTGTTCGAGCATATCTCCCTCAACCATAGACACTAAGACATTATCAATGCCGTTAATCTTAGGTGAGTCATCATCCTCCAATGCGACAATCTTCAGTTTGCCAAGTATTAGTAGGGACTTGCTGACATCGGGCTTCCTTAGGAGTTTGATTTTGGCATTCTTATCCGAGTCTTTTGGTAGGACAATAAAGTTAACAACAGCCCCAGCATCATTGAATAGTGTGGGATCAATCTGGAACACGGCAGAGTAGTTTATCGGAGCGATCTCCTTGTCATCCCATCTAGCCGAAACGGGAAAGTCCACGGTGGATTCTAACGTAACTTCCTCAGCATCGACAGCCACGGTGTATGAGGTTGTCCCTTGAGACTCCCGCCATAAAGCAGAGTTCCAAATCATATCGTACCGCCTGTCCACGAAGGACTTTAGCATTGTTACGGAAACGGGATCACTCTTCTGGAGTTTGTCTGCCACGAATTGTGATATTTCTCTTTTAGTCATAATGCTTTGCCCTAACCAATTACCCGAACAATTACTGCACCAGCCCCGCCATTCACGCCCTTGCCGCCACCTTTGCAATAGGTCGAGTTCACGATCATTGAATCTAAACTCATAGCAGTAGGTTGGCTTCCGGTGACTGTTCCGTTAGCTGCCTTTGCTACTGCCCCTTGCAAGCCGCCAATACCACCTGTACCCGTCAAATAGCTGCCGAACGAACTGGAAGTGCCATCGGTTCCGTCATTCGTTCCACCAGTAGCTCCTGTCCCGCCTGTTCCTATTGTTACCGCAACAGTCGTAACGGAGGTAACATCAATCCAATCTGAAACTGCACCTCCGTCTCCGCCTACACCAGTGCCAGAAGCACCCGTCTCATCTCCTCCGCCTCCACCAGCACCGAGGACTGTGACTTGAATGACTTTTGCTCCGGTGGGTTTTGTCCAATCTCCAGCAGATGTGATTGTGGTAATTGCCGAAAGGTCACCCGCCCCGTTACTGGCCGCTGTCAGTCTCCCCTGATCGTCTACGGTAATTGATGCGTTAGTGTAGGCAGCAGCAGTCACATCAGTATCCGCGAGCTTATCCGCAGTCACCGCATTGTCAGCGATCTTGGCCGTAGTAATGTTGGCGTCCAATACGCTTGCGGTAAGCACCTTGTCTGCACCTATAGCCGTAACACCAGCATCGCTAATAGTAACGTCTCCGGTCACTGTGCGATATGTCGGAACCCCATCCCCGCTTGCCCCGACAATAACCTGACCAGAGGAGCCGTACGCCAACTTACTCAGAGCAATGGCCGCAGAAGCCGATACCTTGGAGTTGATAATGGCACTGGCGGCAACCTTGACCTCAGTAATAGCCGAGTCATTGATGGCCGCATTTCCGACTAGGTTGTTCAGCTTAGTGTGGTCAACCTCTTCGCCGCTGGTGAACGTATGTCCTCTTGTCAGGTCAGGCATTTACTTACCTTTCTTTTTGGCAATAGCAGACCACACAACACCCGCAAGTGTAATAATAGCTCCCACAACCAGTTCGAGTTCTCCCTCACCAATCATGCCTTTAGTGACTAACGCACCACCAGCAGCAGTGAGGATATGCCGCACGATACCATTCAGCACCGTGTCCTTAGTTCCATTCTTAGTATTCATTTGTTTTCTTGGTTTTTCTTTTGCTCACCATTGAATTGCCAGAAGCCTTGGCCGCTCTCTTAGCCGCCTTAACCCCAGCCTTTGTGTATGGATAACTTTTCTTACCTACCTTTGGCATTATTTACCACCTTTCTTTCTTTCCTTAATTAACTGAGCGCACTTCGCTATAATATAGAACAGAGAGGCTAGGGAAATCAAGACTTGCAGAAAAATATCTACCTGTAGCAACCAATTCCCTATGCCGCTTATAGTAGCTAAAGCCACCTTTATGTCGTCCATATCTATCATTTATCCACCCGATTCTCTCTTGGCCCAGTTGAGACTTGATTCATCCCAACCGTAAAGTTCTCCATCATCCGCATCTGGGTACGGAACTGGCGATTCCCAATCCAAACTTAACTCATCCAACTCCCAGCTTGGGTACGGTTGGGGCGGGATAAAGGCATCTCGCAATTTATCGTAAGCGTAACCCTTCCCAGCGTACCTCATCCTCATATTATTATTGTAACTTGTCTGCACCCACTTGCCGCCCAACAACTTCTTGCAGAACTCCACGCCGATCCCTTCGACCTCATTGCCATCAGCATCAGCCGTGTCTGAATTACTAACCACGATTACTCGCAGCACGATTCCCTCATCATCAATTTCTGCAAAGTGTGCCATAATTATTATTAAGGGCCGGGGGGGTCGCCGCCACCTTCTTCTGCTTGGTATTGGTATCGGATAATCACTATACCGGAGCCACCATTACCACCCGTTCCAGTTCCGCAACCCCCACCTCCACCGCCAGTGTTGGCTGTACCGTTCGTGCCATCAGTTCCACCATCGCCCCCACCACCATCGCCGCCACTACCCGAACTGCCGCCGCCGAACGCGCCACCCCCTCCAGCGCGGTTGGTTGGCGAACCATCTATCTCTGAAGCACTACCACTACCGCCATCGCCGCCATTAGCGGTTGAACCATCACTTCCAACTGCGCCCGCACCGCCCCCACCTCCACCGCCACAGCCGGACACATTTCCGTTACCCGACCCACCATCATTGCCCTGCCCAGCCGTTCCAGAGCCAACAGAATTAGAGGAGTACGCACTCCCGCCGCCAGAACCACCATCGCGTCCATCCTCATCTCCAGAGGAACCCCCACCTCCACCGCCAACGGCAGTAAATGAGCCAAATACTGCATCGTTGCCATCACTACCCTGTGCGCTCATACTGGTTGAACCGCTGCCTCCCCCCTCAACCGTAACGGTGTATGTTGTTTGCGAGGGAGTAAAGGTTGAGGTTAAATATCCGCCAGCCCCGCCACCTCCAGATTCACGGTAGCGGCTGGTGGTGTTTCCGTGACCGCCGCCTCCCCCGCCACCAATCACAAGATATTCAATGTCGGACTCCGTACCTCCAACACAGGTGACTTCAAAGGTTCCGCTGCTATTGAAAACGTGATATTTGTAATCGCCATCTATTTCCGAGCCATCAGATTCAGTGCCATCGCCTCCCTCTGCCTCGTTGTAATCACACGTTGCCAGAGCCGAAGCAAACCGATGTGGATTGATAATGTGCGTCATTCTATCTGTATCCTATTAGCCAAATCTTAACGCCAACACCAGCAGTGCTAGAACCCACTTGGTCAAAATCAATTGTCATCTCGGCGTCATCCGCCAGTGCTGTATCTGAAATCACCGCTGGGGTTGCTGCTGTGGTGGATGTTTTCTCGCTGGCATCAATGGTGAGCTTGGTAGAAAGAATTGAGCTACCGCCCTCGTTAATATCAATAATAATGGTTGAGCCAGCAGGGGCCGTTTGAACATTCGCCCGAACTTCCGTGAGCGTCATCGCGTGAGGCATCCTGAAGGTCAACTTTGCCGTTCCCGTGGTGATTGCATTTGTCTCGTCGCTGCAAGCCATTCCCAACTCAACAGGCATCTTAACCTTCTTCGGGTTGTTGGAATCGCTCGCGTCAGCCACCGGTACATAATCACCAGCACCGAATGTGGCTACACCGAAAGTAGTTGTGCCAACATCAGCCAATCCGTTTACATCCAACTCAAGTTCAGTGCTGGTAATCTTCAGGCCACCTGCGCTCTTGAGGTCTGTGCTAAATGACGTTCCACTTAAATCCAACCCATCACCAGCAGTATAGGTTGTGTTCGTATCAGTCCAAGGCACATTGGTAACACCTTGGTCACTAGAATTTAATTGTAAACCATAAGTTCTATTAGCCGTGGTACTTACGGATTCAGCCGCAACAGATTGGTCAGTATCATCTTCTATCTTTATAACTCCTGTAGCACTGGCAGTTGCGGTACTAGCACCAGAAACTGTATTTGTAATAGTAACAGTTCCGTCTGCTGTTGTTTCGCAAGAAATACCAGTACCTGCAGTAAACATTAAGTCGTCACCCTGTGTTATAGTTGTGGCATTGGTGTCGGTGGTAGCAGATACAGTAAAGCCGCTCCCCATCGTGTTGGCAGTCATGTCATCCACAACCAAATCAATCGTGCCGTCCCCGTCCTCGTATGTCGCCGCAACCCTAGTCTCAGTATTTCCAGAGAACATTCCGCCCACTATATCCTGAACTGCCTCAGTGGTGAGTTGAGTATCGGCGGTCATGTCGTCAACCACTAAATCAATAGTACCGTCACCATCTTCATAAGTAGCGGCCACCCTCGTTTCCGTATTGCCAGTAAACATTGCGCCGACAATATCCTGAACCGCCTCAGTAGTAAGGGCAGCAGTATCGGCATCATCCGCCACAGCCCAAGACGAACCATTGTGCTTGATTATCTTCCCACTGGCCGCACCCGTTGTGTCTACATCACTTAAATCGTTTAATGCGTGCGCGTGACCGGAAGCCGCCGCACCGATGTCGGACAAGACCTCGCTAGTGCTGCGACCCTCCACCCCTGCCGCTGTGAATTTTGCATAATCATTATCTGCAACATCAGCAGCGTCAACCTGAACAAGCTTATCATCAGCAATTCCAACATCAGCAGCTAGGGTTTGAGTGTGTTCGCCAGTGCCTGTGTCCTGTGTCCCGCTTAGGCCCGTTCCGGCAGTAATGTTAACGCGAGTAATATCTCCACTACCACCACCACTTGATTTACTACTTTGACTCATATTGTTACCGCAGTGAACCAGCAATCGGCACTGCCTATGGTTAGGGTTGTGTTAGTGGATGAGTTGGCAATATAGATTCCATTGCTGAACTCCATGCCCCTCACCGGAATTTCGATGTAAAAGTTGTCCTCCCCGCCGATGAAGATGGGATGAATCTTTGGCGCAGTGCCATTACTTACGGCTGATGCGCTATCAAACACCATGACATACTGACTGCCAGTGTTCTTACTGGAACCCAACAGGCCGAGCATTACCGTGCCAACTGCACTTACCAGAAGATCATTGTCCCAAGTCGTATTGGATTTAATCTGACCTACACTTGCTATATCTTTTCTCGCCATTATTTACTCCATGCTTTTAGGATTTGCTTTTTGCTGTATTTGGAACTCCATCTGCTGCCGGAATTGCACTCCTCGTTATAGTAACCCTTCAGCACCCCGTATGCCATATTAGTTGGATTTTGTGCATTTCCCGTGAAGGAAGTTGGCTGGGGGTCGGGGACTCTTCGGAACCCATCGGGACACTTATCGCGGTCTTTGAGTAACCGAATCTCTTCGATCCTGACACCAGACTCATTTTCATAAACGTAAATTGGCATCTTACATCTCCAAATTGTAAAAACCGAGGGAGTTTCTTAGGCTCCCCCAGCTATGTTAACCTTTCGACTATTCAGCGTAAGCCGAACGAGAACGGAGAACTACAAACCAGTTCGCGTTAAGAACCTTGGCGCAGTAGTAAGCCTTCCAGCCGATTGTGGTTGTTTGGTTTAGGGGATCGCTCTTATCAGCCGTATCCGTAATAAGAACGGACGGTGATTTAGCCGAATCGCCAGCCAACGCGGGTACACCGAAGGCATCTCCACCCATTATGAAGGATGAGTAGATTCCACCACCAGAGGGCGAGGCATCGTATGTTCCCTTAACATCAGCCGCATCTTCAATGAATGGGTTGGTGTCTTCAATGACTTTTACGCCATGAAAAGAACCGACCTCACCCTTGAACAGACCTTGAACAGCACTGTACTTATGGGCTTCGAGCCAATCAGTGTTGTTCATTAAGTCACGGGTAACTTGAGGGGCAGCAATCATCACATAGTGACCGCCAATTTGCGGAGCGCGGTTAACCTTGAGGTTAGTCACACTGTCCAGCAGATCGGTAGCTGAGATTTTGCCATTAGCGTCAGATAACGCAGCGAGTGCATCCCAATCAGCCGCGCCACCGGAGTAGCGTTTGGTGCGGGAATCACTCTCGTCGGTGTCACCAGTGTTAACCAGTTCGTCTCGGATGAGCGTATCGCACTTGAGGGCGGCATCTTCGCCATTAGTTTTGACCGCCTGAGACATGATATTCAGCAACGAGGTCGCATTTAGAATATCCGTCACGGCAATCACCTGACCGATTTGTGCTAAGGTCGCATCGACGTTCTCAAGGGTCAACTCACGGTAGTTGCTGCTGGAAATAGCAGTTCCTTCAGTGAGGTCTTGAACGGATGCGGTTGAAGGCTCGCCAAAACGGAAGAACCGAATCGACTTCGCGCCCGCATTACGGGGCAACGGAGCCGTTTGGGCAAATTCCGCCTTTCGGAGAGCCTGTACAGCGTAGTCTAGCAATTGCTTACTAAAGTACGTTTGATACTGATTCGCAATGGAAGCAGGATTCGTGGTTGTTACAGTAGCCATATTTTATTTAATGCACTTGTATCCCATCCATTAGTAGCCTCCCGATGAATCCAGCATAGCGGCTTTCCGTTGTAGCTCGGCAAACTGTTCCGCTTGGGAAAGGTTGTCAAACTTCGTCTGGCCGCTGGGACTGACTGTCGGATCGGAACCACCAATGGATAGTTTCGATTTTAGGCCAGAGTTCTCGTCTGTGAGAGCCTTGACCTGTTCTTGAAGTTGGGAAGCATCGCCAGCTTTCATTTGCATTGCAACAATATCTGCTGCATCCAAAATCCCACCTGAATAGGTAGTAAGCACGGCACGTTCTTCCAGCATACCATTAACTGCCTTGCGGAAGGGTGAACTGTGATCTCGCAACTCAGGATAAGACTCAGCGGCCCTATCAAAATTGCTACTCCATTCGTCTTTGAATGTGTTATCCGTTCTATCCACCTTTGCTCCGCGCTCAGAGTCTCTCACCGATTGGGCTTGTTCCTTGGCCTTTTCAGCAAGACCGTGTTCACCCTCAGCGGCAAAGTTCTGAGCAGCAGCTTCGTAGTCTGCGGCAGTGTGTCCGTCCTCATCAACGTACTCGTTTGGCTTGGCTCGGTCATTCAAGGAGCTTCTCAGTTCCTCAAGTTCCCTACGCTCTTCGGCAATGCTTTCTTTCTCAGAGTTGACTTTACGCCAAGTCTCATTAAGACGCTTTTCCGACTTCGCCAGACGTTCATCCGCAACTTCATTTTTCAAAGAACCGTCATCAGTAGGCGGGGATTCTTCCAGCTTAGTTTCAGAAACCTCCTTGGCCACAGGAACCTCTTCCTTTTTGACCGCAGCGGGTTCATCAATCTTGTCTGGCTTGGGAGCAACTTCCTTCATGGATTCAATTGCCTTTGCGGACTGAATGGCAGGGTGTTCCCCATCATCATCATATCCAGACAATCTATCCTGTTCGGCAGCCAACTCTTGCAGCCCCTCTAACGATAACACTTCATTTTCTTCACTCATGGTTTATCTTTGTGCATTTTATCAAGCAGTCGCGCACTGTGACCGCCTGTAGTGTGTCTACTGTTCATCTTCGCCACGACACGTTAACGAAAACGTATGCCCTATTGTTCGAGTTCATCAAGCGGACTTTCCTGAGCCTCGTAAAATTCTGAGTTGGCCAGAGATTCTATACTCGTAACCGCCCCTCTGAAACCATTAGCAAATCCTGCCTCAAATTCAAGGTCTTTTTTACTCTGCACACACCTTGCATTGCCCCGAACTACCATATTACGCAGTATTAAGCTTAATTTCTTACCAGTATGAGACGTTAAAAAACTTGTTAATCTCTCGGAATCTTCTCTTTCCCACCTTGGTTCGTCCACCCAAGCAACGTGACGGGCGAATAATATCATAGCTTTTATCTTTCCAAACATATCTTATTTCCTTTCCTCAGGTTATCTTTACTTAACATTGGCTTTAGATTGCTGAAGTGCCAACAGGCTTCCCACTCTCTGTCATTGTCTGGGTCAAACGCATCTATTGGTATGTGATGGTCTAAGTGCCACACCTTCCCGTAGTTGTCCCAACTCATTTCTCCCTTGAACTGAACTTCTATGTGCCTGAACAAATGCCTCCTGTCGCATCCGACCAAACTCATAGTGCGCTTGCTCTTGCCGACAATAACGGAATTCAGGCGGGAGCGGAGGTTCTTTATTATCCTCATCATCGGATTTGACTTCAGCCTCTCCCTTCTCTTGGCTTGCAAAACGTCCTTGAACTTCTGGAAGTATCTCTTTTGAACTCTTCGGCAGTGCTCCCAATTTGCATAGTAATGCTCTGAACGATACTTTTGCAGATCGTCCTTGTTCTTCAAATAGTATTCCCGCTGTTGCTTCCGTATCTTCTCCCTGTTTTTCTTATAGTATTCTCTGTTACGCAACGATACCTTGGGCTTGTTCTTGCGGTAATACTCCTGACTCCTGCTCAATTCCGCCTTCACCCGATACAACTCCCTGACGCTCTTGCATTAATGATTCCGCCGAAGCAGCTAATTGTTCTCTCATAGCCTTAGCCGCCTTCGCATCAACTTGCTCGAACGCCTGTAAAAGTTGCTCGATTCTCTGGACTATGAGTTGTTGAGTCTTTTCAGAAACATCCATTCCTTCTTCCATTCTGTTATCCAAGTATTGAACCAGTACGCCAATGCGAATCTCAAATCGTTCGTTTCCTCGCACCGGAACAGGGAAGCCCGTCTCCATAATTGTAATGTTGTTCGCTTCCTCAAGTGCTTCATGCTGTTGCCTCATGTTAGCATCCATGAACATTCGACGCACCAAGCTTGGATCATCCAGTTCCAGAATGCTTCGATCCAGTTCGGCTTGGTTAATGAACGGTGATCCAGCGAATAGTTGCTTACGGGCCATTGCCTGTTGAAGCTTGAGGGCGCGGTTCTGGCTATCTGGGCCACCCTTGGGTTCGATAACATAATCGCCCATAAAGGAATCAGCATCCATCCTTCCCGTATCTTCACGATAACGAAAATCCAAATCCTTTTTATTGTACTGGAGGAACAGCGACCAAGTTTGTCGATACACCGCGCCGAGCGATAGGCGAAACACTCTTGCCCGCAAGTCATTCGATTCAGCCATCATCCCGCTAATCGCATTAATCTCAGTGGCCGTTCGTCTGTCGCCGCGATCATACATTGATTGAACACCGAAATCCGGCATCCCGATTCTCTGCTCCGCAATCTGCCGAGTGGCCTGAATCTCCGTGTCCCAACTGATTGGCGGGGAGGGCATTTGAACCGGAACGAGTCCCACTGGTAGAATTTGCCCCGGATGGTGGCGTATATTTGCAGCATTGGGAATGTCTCTCTCAGACCTAAACATCGGACTATTATACAAGGCCATCGCATCGTGCTTGTCATTCCACATCTTGCACAGTGACGATTCAAACGGCGCAACTATTTCGCAGACCCCTCGCGGTGAGTACCATCCCTTGTCCTTTATCTCATAACTGAAATCTACAAACGGATACTGATCGTGATTGTAGTCCAGTTCCATCGTGGCCCGTAAATCCATGTCCGGTGCTTCGGGGCAGAATGTCTGAACAGAAATCTTTCCATCCTTCCGCTCATAAACCTCCCACACAATAATCTTGGTCTTGTCGGCCTGATAGTTAATGCCCTCACGCCTGAACACCTTAATATCCCTCTCCTCTGAATTTCCGACTTTCCCGCGTTTGCTCTGAAGCATATTAACATCCACATCCGAAAACCTCTTGTCGCTCTTGAAGGATTCTAGGGTCATTTGCATTATGTGGACAATCCGCTCCGAATCCTGAAGTGACTTTGTTCTGTCCGGCACGACAATCATCATCGGATCAATTGCGTCGAACTGCGCTCTTTTCTTTTCGGTATCCCAATACACCTTGATCGTTGATCGACCCGCCATTAATCCGTGGTCAACCCAAGTCAGTGCCTCTGTCAGAAAATTAGTGCGCTCCTTCATCTGGTAATCGAACCAACGCTCCGCAGTAACCGTCATCCCTTGGTCTTGCTGGCGCATCGGAACAAAGGACGAAATGGTATCCATGCCCACAATCTGCATATAGTAAAACGGCTTGAGTCTCTCGACAATTGAATCGGCCATCGGGAAGTGAAGGTCGGCAGCATTCTTCCACGGCTTGTTTTGCCTACGAAGTCCCTGATGCCTCATTTCGTACCAGAGTGCCTGACGCTGCTCCCATTTGGTGCGGTCTTTGATGTCCCTGTTAATCGAATCGTGAAGTTCTGTTCTGTTAGTCATTCTTCGTGCTCCCTATCTGTTGCTTTCCAGTTTTCTCTCTAGTTCGTTTATGTAGGTTCCCAAGTCCCTTATCAGAGCCGCACCCGCATCTGTCTCAGTCGCGTCCTCCATCCCCTGAGGGTTCCTCTCCGCTATCTCCTGAAACCCGTTCAGCTTGACGCTTAGACAACCGCCGCTCCCTAGCAGCAGCAATAAGATCATCAACACCTTTATCTTTTTCATCTTTCCTTTTCTGAGCCATCTGGGCCGTAAGAACGTCACCAAGCGACTCAACTGCGTCTATCAGTCTAGGCAGGGCAGCTAAACCCTTTAGTGCTTCCAGTATCATTTACCGTATTCCATGTTAAATGCACGGACACTTTGTTTCAAGTACACCCAGAGAAAGTGCAGTCACGGAATCTCTCCGCACACCATCCGCATCCGCGCTCCTCAATTCGTAACAACACGCCCCACATAACTCAAGTTTCTTATTTCATGCCACTTTCTCCTTCACGAACATTCTCTCTCACAAGAAACTGAACCTCCGAAGTCTCCAATTTCCTCCAGAATACTCACAACAGAGTAGAATAAAATAGAATAGAATAAAATAGAATAGATTATCATCTATAGCCCATTCGCCAGAGAAGCTTTGAAATGTTGAGTGCTGCTGTATCCACCCACTCTTCCTCCTCATTATCAGTTATCGAGGGGTATTCAGCGTGTAGGCATTCGTGAATCACAACCTCAAGCCTTCGCCTACCCTTCAGTCTGGGGCTTATAGTGATTGACTTCTCAGTGTCGGGAACCACATCAGGGTCGCAGCATAGTCCGTCAATGTCCTCAATGTAGATATTGAACTTCCCCGTGCTGAACTCATGTGTGCGTATAGCCATTATCCTGCATCCATTCCAGATATTCCATACCCAGAAGAGTAATCCCCTCCCTCATCCCATATCAAATCAAACACACTCTTGCGCTGCCTGACCACAGCCGAATTGTTAACACCCCCACACGATATGCACCCCACAACCGCATCACCCCTATCAGGAGAACTCATCCCCCTAGACCGCATATCATCCTTACTCTCCAGCATTAACTTGCCCTTACTGTTAGTCTTACCCAACCTAGTGGTCAATTGCTCCACCATAATATCATCCTCCGGCAAAATAATCTCAGCCTTCTCAATCATCCTAGCAGCCTCGTACCACATCTCCGCACCCCTGTTTCCGTAATGACGGTCATCGTAAGCTCTGGAACCGTTGTTGACGCGATTCACTACCCACCCCGCCTCAGCCAAAGCATCGCACATCGGAATGCCCAATCCGCCCGCATCAGCATATATTTGATCCGCTTCCAATCCATGCTTCCTAAACTCCATTATGAACCTACCCACCGCATCCATCGTGTTCCTCTCCTTCCAACACTTCATTGGCAAAACCTCGTTCCCCTCCCTAACACATAACACATTCTCATCCCCACCAGCCGCGAAATCGCAAAACGCAATCTTACCCTTCTTGTTCCTCACCGGAGGGCTTTGATAACAATGCTGAACCGCGTTATACGGAATCACCAAGTTCTCAGACCCCAAATCCATGAACTCCCCGTAAATCATCGACCTGACCAGCGGATGCTCTATGCCCCACTTCTCCGTCTGCTCCTCAATCCAATCCTTAGGTATATGCGGACAGTCAAACGCCGTGACACTATGCGTACTCCAGAAACTCGCCTCCTTCGTAAATGCACGATAGAACGCCCCGCTAGGCCCACCGCAACTAGACATAATCAAAAGCCTACTCGGCTGACATCTGGCTATCGCCTCGTATATCGTATCAGGGACGGTCTTAGCCTCATCCACTATCATCATCAAATTATCACTCGCCCCCTGCCTGTGCCACCCCTCAAACTTACCAGCATCATTCGTACTAAAACCTATCGCCCTGCTCCCGTTCTGATGCTCAATCTCACTGCTGGTCACACGCCACCCATCACCCAACTTCGCCGTATACCCCCTCAAAGCTGGCCATAACTGATCCTCCACCTGTCGCCACACCCCAGCAGTCGTAATCGTAAGGCTCTCTGGGAATCTTATCATGTGCCACAGAACTGCCGCTGCTGCGACCACAGCCGTCTTCCCAGAGCCGTTCGCTGCCTTCATGGCTACACGGGACTCCTTGAAATTCAAATCCCTTAGAACGCGAATTTGCCAATCATACGGTTTTACGCCCAGAAATAACTCAGGGAAGTTCTCCAGATGTGCAGCCCTACTAAGCAAAGCAGACTTACTCAATGGCTTGTCACCCTTCTTAGCCACGGATTTGCGTATTTCTTCAGCCGACTTCTTAGAGATCTTCCCTGTTTTCAAGGGTTTGCTCAACTTCAACTCCGGTTTTTTCATGCTGCGATTTTGTGAGGGGGGTATATATTCCCTAAGCCGCCAAGGGGGGACGTGGGGGTCATCGTTTCTTCACTGTTTCGGGTGCGGTGCTCATTGCGCGGAGGAGTTCGGGGGAAACTGTGCCTGATGCCGTCTGTTTTATCTCCTGTCTCTCCGTTTTGTTCCATTGAGCGTGGCGTCTTTCGAGGATTGCGATGGCTAATTTCCCGTCACGGGCGGCGTGTTGCTCAGCGAGGGATATCATTCTGTGTTCGTGATCAGCGGATGCCTTCTCCACAGCCAATCTGAGCGCGGGGTATTGACGCAGCCATTTCTCGATTTGAGGCAGGGAAACCTCCACGAATTTGCAAGCGGATGGAAGGCTGAGGCCATCTCGTACTGCGTCGGTCAAGGCGTCAATCTTGTCGGCGGGAAGCGGTGGCAATTTGGTTGGTTGGATGATTTTCGGCATTTCAATTAATTATTTTACCCTCGCCCGTATTTATATATGAGAGTGAGAGAGGTCGCAAGGCTTTTCTCGGTGATAGCCTGTCATTACCGTGGCGGGC